AGAAGCAAAAGACCAACTAAATCTTTTGATATTAGAAAACGCCAAACTTCTATATCAAAATAAGGCTTTGAATAGCGCCTCCCTGAATGAGCGACAAAAAGAAAAGATTGTCGAAGCTGTTCGTAACGCCAGTTCAATAGAAGAGACGAAGATGTTGTTTGAGACACTTCAAAGCGCAGTGGGTGGCCGTCAGAGGCACCGAGCAGAATCACTTCGCGAAGTTGTTAGTAGACCAACAACTACGATGCTTCTAGGATCGGATAAGAGCACAAGTGCTTCTACTACTGCTGATCCTACTATTGATCGAATGTTACGTTTGGCAGGTTTAAAACAATAAAACATACTAGGAGGTAATATAAAAATGTCTATTGTAGAAAAGTTAACTGAAGGTATCATTAATCGAGACCTCTCTAAGGAGGGTGCTGCTCTTATCTCTAAGTGGGAAAAGACCGGCCTTCTTGAGGGTCTAGAACATGATCACCTTCGCAACGGAATGGCATCTTTGCTTGAGAATCAGGCAAAAGAGCTACTTCGTGAGTCTTCGTCCATGTCGGGCGGAGACGTTGAGGGCTTTGCGGCTGTCGCATTCCCCCTCGTTCGCCGAGTTTTCGGCAACCTGATCGCTAACGACCTTGTTAGTGTTCAGCCGATGAGTTTGCCCTCGGGTCTCATCTTCTTCCTCGACTTTACAGTCTCGGCAGAGATGGGTGCCAGCGCAAACAATCCTGGCCGCCTCGGTTATCCCTCAGAGTCTTCACTCTTTGGTGGTGGCGTGGTTGGTCGTCAGTTGACCGGTGGTGTTGATCTGGGTAGTGCTGATGCTATGCAACTTGCCGAGCAAGGCCCGTACGCGCTTAACAACGCTTACTCGTCTCCGACGGGTTCCGTTCTCTGTAATGATACCGACGTCTCGAGCAACTTCGCCGCGGTTATGAACTTCACCTTTGGTGATACCAGCGATCTAGCTTATATGAAGTCGGTCGAGTGGGATCCGGACTTTACGTCTGGAAGTACTCAGGTCGCCGTTGTTAGCATTACGAAGACTGGTGATGCGCTAGCGCAGCTAAATCTTAAGGATTTGGTAACCATTCAGATTTCCAGTTCCACACAGAGTGTCGCTACCGGCTTGAACCTTGGAGCCAATGGTTCCTCCGCTGCTCGCCTAGTTCGACGTCACACCCGTTTTAGTGGTTCTAGTGACAGCGTTATTAACTTGGTATTTATTGGTACCGGGTCTAATGGCTCCTGCACTACTTCCGCCGCTCTTGCGGCGACGTTGGTAGACGTCTTCACAGGGTCCGCGAACCAGCTGAGTTGGGCCGAGGAGGATGATTTCATTAATAGTCCTAACAGCAGCGCACAAGGTGCGATTGTTGGTGACCCACAGTGGGGCTTGGAGAACAACCCGAACATTCCCGAGATCGACATCAAGATCGATTCCGTCGCTGTCACGGCGATGACCAAGAAGCTCAAGGCCAAGTGGACCCCAGAGTTGGGACAGGATCTTAATGCCTATCACAACCTGGATGCCGAGGTCGAGCTTACTCAGATTCTGTCTGAGCAGATTGCTCTTGAAATTGATCGCGAGATCCTTGAGGACCTCGTACAGGGCGCTACGGCTGCTACTCGCTACTGGTCGCGTGCTCCTGGCAGATTCCTGGATCGCGTCACCGGCGCCGAGGTTGGAGCTAGCACTGTTACTCCCGACTTCACCGGTAATGTGTCAGAATGGTATGAGACTCTCGTTGAGACTATCAATGATGTCTCTGCGAACATCCACCGTAAGACTCTACGGGGTGGTGCTAACTTCATCGTCGTTGGACCTGAAGTTGCTAACATCCTTGAGTTCACGGCGGGCTTCCGCGCCAATGTCTCGGTCGATAGCGACCGCGGCACCGTTGGTACCGTGAAGGTTGGTGCTCTTTCGAAGAAGTGGGACATCTATGTAGATCCCTACTTCCTGCGACAAGTTGTTCTTGTCGGCCGAAAGGGAGGCAGTTTCCTAGAGAGCGGTTATGTATACGCTCCCTATGTGCCGCTACAGACCACGCCTACAATCTTCGGAGTAGAGGACTTCGTGCCCCGCAAGGGAGTCATGACCCGCTACGCCAAGAAGATGGTGCGGCCTGACATGTATGGTCTAGTTATTATTTCCGACATGACTGTTGGCTAATATTACTAGTCCCATAGGATAAATAATATGAAAGCCTCGGCCCGAAAGGGTCGGGGCTTTCTATTTATGATAGTACGACTAGTTAACTTGAGGATTAACCATGGCTCTTCCCAAATTATACCCCGCATCCACCACCAATACAAATGTATTGCCCGTGACAGGAACTGCCGGAAATGTAGCCGCTGCACTCCCGTTTGGGATATACGCCAGCTCAACAGATTTCTTGTCCGGCGCCTCCGATCAGGTGGCCTATACATATAAAAAGTTAGGCGGTGATGTACTGGATATCGAGTTAGCGCAGGGGAATGTATACTCGGCCTACGAAGAGGCGGTTTTAGAATACTCTTATATAGTCAATGTACATCAGACTAAAAACTCACTCTCCAGCTTTTTGGGACACACGACCGCCTCCTTTGATCAAGATGGACAAATTAAAAGCGGAGATGCATTATCTGGGTCTCAGGTTGAATTGCGATATCCTAAGTTTGATTATGGATATCTAAAGCGTTTAAGTGATAGGGTTTCTACAGATAGCAATATGGGAGGTACCCAAAATATTTATTCGGGATCCCTAACAGCAACAAGTGGTCAATCGGATTATGACTTGCAAAATATTATTTCCTCATCTGCCGCAACCGATCCCTTAGCGCGCTACTACGGAAAAATAGGAAATAAGCGTATTACTATTCGTAAAGTGTTTTATAAAACCCCCGCAGCAATGTGGCGTTTTTATGGATATTATGGAGGGTTTAGCGTTGTAGGCAACTTGCGAACTTATGGTCAATATGCTGACGATTCTACATTTGATATTGTGCCGGTTTGGCAGAACAAGCTTCAATCTATGGCATATGAAGATGCCCTAAACACCCGCGTTTCTCACTGGTCTTATGAAATTAAAAACAACCGGTTAAGAATTCATCCGACGCCCAACAATAATAGCCCAACAAAGTTTTGGTTTCAGTTTACTGTAGAAGAAAACCCTTGGGAGGAGTCGGAAGCAAATCGGGAATCGGGAGTGAAAGGCATTAATAATATGAACACGCTTCCATTTCAGAATATTGCATACAACAGCATCAACTCAATTGGAAAGCAGTGGATTCGACGCTTTGCACTGGCCCTATCAAAGGAAACACTGGGACAAATTCGTGGAAAATTTGCCACGATCCCCATTCCAGGTGAATCGGTTACGTTAAACTCGGCAGATTTGCTATCGCAAGCCAAAGCCGAGCAGGATGCTCTTAGAGAGGAGTTGAAAACCACTTTTGATGAGCTTACTTATCCCAGACTAGCAGAGCAAGCTGGCGTAATTTCAGATAATGCTGAAAAAGTTTTGTCCGATATACCAGCCGGCATCTACGTAGGGTAATTAAATGGGCAATCCTGACGATAAGTGGACTCAACCTGCAGCGCCTCCTCCTCCCATGTTTTTTGGGAAGAAGGAACGCGATTTAGTTAAGCAGGTCAACGATGAACTCCTTGAGAGAGTTATAGGCCAAACCATTGTCTACTATCCTATTGATATTAATAAAACCAACTTTCATTCTCTGTACGGGGAGTGTATCAACAAATCTTACTTATCCCCAGTACGCGTCTACGCCTTTGTCGAGGTGGAGAACACCCAAACGAACGATAAGTATAGTTATGAATATCAGAGTCAGCTAACGGTTCATTTTAATAGAAAACGGCTTACGGCCGATCAAAACTTATATGTCCGCGCCGGCGATTTTGTTCAGTATGGGGACACTCTTTATGAAATAGTACGAACCTATAATGATACGCGCTACTATTTTGGCCAGGTAGACCATAAATTTCAAATAAGTGCCGAGTGTAAGCGCGCACGAAGGGGCCAGTTCGATGCCACGTAGTCGGTCTATTAAGACGCAAAATCAGATTCAAAATCCAGCGCAGAATGATTGGACCGGTCTTGACGATCCCTCTATTCTTAAAGAAATAGAGATTATGCCGTCAACTCTGGAAACAATAGATTATGCCGTCTATGATTATATTAATGATAGGTTGGATCTTTCGACTATGACAAATAAGGGGTTTAAAAAGGTGCCCATCATATGGGTTTCTACCGAGCGCGCCTTTCAAATTAAGGAGAATCGAGATCTCCGGGATCCTGAAGAAACTTTGATTTTGCCTTTGATAACTCTTGAACGGGTGGGAGTTAGTAAAGACTTATCCAAGCGCATTATTCCATATGCGAATGTTCCTAGAGAAAACGACGCCAAGGGCGGCACCATAACCATCGCTCGACGCATAAACCAAAAAAAGACCGCAGAGTTCCAAAATAATATATCTCGTCGAAAATATAATAGCGGCCAGGTCTCCGGTCAAGGTCTCGGACAAAATACTTTCCCTGGGATTGTAAACGAAAAGACCGTTTTTGAGACCATTACAATGCCGCTTCCGGTTTGGGTTTCGGTTAGCTATGAAATAAGTATGCGCACAGAGTATCAACAACAAATGAACGATTTAGTTACGCCGCTCTTGCGCCAGGGAGGTCTCAATAGCATGCCACGCCGACTTGAGAGGGACGGGCATAAATACGAAGCATTCATTAATGGTAGTTTTAGTAATAATTCTAATGTGGGGGCCCTTGAAATGGAGCTTCGGCTTTATGAAACTTCTATCTCGTTAGAGGTGATGGGATATCTTATCGGAGATGGAGTAAATGCTGAGCGTCCCAAGGTAGTAATTAGAGAAAATGCGGTCGAGGTTAAAATTCCTCGCGAACACGTCGTCTTGGGCGACATTGATGAATACTTGGGTAAGCAGGGATTTTATCGAGAATAGTAATAATAGTTGGACTTTGCAGCATCGCTTTACTATTTACTTAAGAAAACTTGCAAGAAATTAAGTGTTTAATTTTTTTGATGAAGGAGATGCCAAGTAATGTCTGTAGATAGATTTAGATTCGTTTCGCCCGGTGTTTTCATTAATGAGATCGACCAGTCACAAATACCACAGGAGTCGTCGCTAGCCACAGGGCCGGCCATTATTGGACGCACTGCTCACGGACCAGCGTTCGTACCAACCACTGTTGGCTCATTTGATGAATTTGTACAAATTTTTGGTAACCCGTTACCCGGAGGGGGATCCGGAGATGTATGGAGAGACGGCAATCGTTCCGCACCCACCTACGCTGCTTATGCTGCGCAAGCTTATTTGGCCAACAGCGGCCCCGTTACGATGGTGCGCCTGCTAGGAGACGAAAGCCCTAATGCCTCCGGTACTGGTGTAATATCGAAGGCCGGCTGGAAGTACCCCAACGTGGTGCAAGATACTGCTGGCGGCCCCTATGGACTTTTTATGTTTCAAAGCGGCGCCGCGGAGGCAACGCTAGAAGGCTTTCTGGCAGCTGTATTTTATCTTAGTAGCTCGGCCAATATTAATTTAGTTGGGAAGCGACCGGAAGGAGCATCTATCATCGGCGCCAACGCAACAGTGCTAGACTCTATCGAGGTTAACTCCGC